GGTTCATTTGGTTCATCTTCGTCATCTGTTGGTCCGCCATAAGCGTAACGACGGCCTTTAAATTTCATTTTCTTTTTCATTAGCAATTACGTCCTTTAGTTTTACCACGTTGAGCGATGCCATCACCACGACTAGAAGCAGAGGATTTCACGGAGCCGCCTTTAGATAGCCTAGATTGAGACCCTGCTTTTTTCTGCTCCAACTCTGCCCGCATCTCTTCCGATATAGTATCCGGAACAGATTTTGCTATTGGTTTTGCAAAACGTGCTACAAAAATTCCCATCAGTAGTTACGTCCTCTAGTCTTACCACGTTGAGCAATACCATCAGCTCGTTTAGAAGCAGAGGATTTCACGGAGCCACCTTTATTTAAATTTAGGCGGGGCGTAGCAACTGTTAAATTAGGCCGTAATTTAAGGTCCTCTGCAACACGTTTATCAATTAGGTTTTTAAATGCGTTTCTACCTCTTGCAGCAGCATCAGGGGCGGTAGCATCAGGGGCAACAGGTTTGTCAACAGGTTTTTTATCGCTCGCCAAGTTGGTGTTATAACTTTTGCCCTTGTACATAAACGTATTATCACCGCCAGCTAGCATTGCTTTACGTCCAGCCTTAAATGCTTGTCCGAAAGATTGTTCAGCAGCAGGGGTAGCAGGTTTCAGGGAGGTAGAATCGCCTAATACAGCCGCACTAAAGCCTTCTAGTGGTCCATTTGGTTCATTTGGTTCATCTTCGTCATCTGTTGGTCCGCCATAAGCGTAACGACGGCCTTTAAATTTTATTTTCTTTTTCATTATCGTTTACTGCCTTTCATGCTAACCATAGTGCCCTTAGTCTTACCTTTAACAGCAGCACCGTTGGCCTTGGATAACCCGCCTTTTTTCATACCGCCGATACCATTCATACTGCTCATGCCGCCCATATTGCCCATACTCATAGGAATACGTTTCTTAGCCATGCCACTCATACCCATAGCCCTAGGCTGCTTAGGGGCTACTTTACCCATAGCGCGACCCATTTTATCGGGGGATGCGCCTTTCATAGCGCGGCCCATTTTGTCCGACATGTCTTTTCCAAACATCATTCGCTTCTTCATAAGTAATCCTCCAGATTTTTTAAATGAACGGCCTTCATCAGCCTTTACAAAGTCTTCGCCTACTGAAGCAGGAATACCTACTTTTTTGGCAAACTTAGGGTTATTGGCAATCGCTGCCATGAATTTATGCTGTTTTTTAGATGAACTTGGCATTAGCAGTCCCACGCCCGTAGGCTTTTGTTGATGCGGCTATTAGGATCTTTCGCAGTTTTAGCACTCGTAAGCTTCTTTTTCATCCCTGTCATACGAGCACAAAATGATTTCTTACGTGGACCACCTCCGGGTTGTGGGGCTTTTAACCCCGGTTTTCCCGGATTAGCTGCGTTATAAGAAGCCCGACCTTTAGCGTTTAATCCGCCTTTCGGGTTCTTACCTTCCTTACGTGTCCAAGCTGCTGTCATGCTACGTCACTCAAAGTAGATTCGACCGGTTTAAGCATCGGATAAAATACATCTTTACCGAAGACCCCTTGATACTCAATTACGCCCATATGCCCCAGCTTAATAGTGGGGTCAATCCAGACTTCAAATCCTGCTTCACGCACACGGTCACAGAAGAGGAAGTCCTCGCCTATATAACCTTCGCGGGTAGACTTAAAGTCAAAAAATGAATGTAGCTCTTTCCCAGCACGTTGGTCGTTATAGAGCCACTCGGGGTGTGCATCACGCAATTTTTCAAATACTTCTCGCTGAATCATCATGAAGGCGGTAGCTACACGTTTAGCACGTACTAGCCCCATACCATTCATGACGACTTCGCCATTCTCCGTTTCGTCAAGAGTTGCTATATATGTCTTGTCTGCGCGACGTACGGACGGAACTCCTGCGACGATACCCTTTTTAGGATCAATTGACCACGCTAGTAACCTGAATACATCTTCTGGATTAAAGTTAATATCTGAGTCAATAAACAGCAGGTCAGTACAGGGGGACTCTAGGAAGTCCTTAGCTAAAAGATTCCTTGCACGAGACACTACAGAGCATCCGCAAATACTCCCAATCTGAATATCAATACCGTGATCTTTAGCTTGTTGCCCAAATTGGACTAACGATATAGCCATTTTCAACGATATCTTGAAGTCGTACGCCGGTAGAGCTATAAATATCTTTCTGCCCTGTAGATTGTACGAACGCTGCTGCGTCATAAATCACCTTTAGCCATAAAATATAATTACAGAGCCAATATTAGTTACGTCGGCATATACATTAGTTACAAAAAGCATTCCTTCACCCGGTAGTGAAATGTACTGCGCTTGAGTGGCAGAGGCTACGGTATTAATTGTCATACGCGTAGTACCACTAGCACCGCCGTCAATAAAAGCAACACTTCCCGCTGTACCAGAAGGGACAATATATATCCCTTTAACCCGAGTACGAAGAAGCGTAGCGGCGTTGTAATCTTGAAACTGCCCGTCCGCCGTTAAAACTTTGCTAGCAAAAACGTCTGTTTGCACCCTACCCATTTTAATCTCCTATGTTATTAACTTAGGGGGGCCGAAACCCCCCTTAAGAGATTAGCCTGAGAACGGGGTAACAAGTGTGCCAGAACCCTTCAATTGGCCCTGAACCAACCAAGCATTAGCTGAAACTACTTGGCAAGTTAAATAGCTACCTACAATACCGCCACCTGTCGTGCCGTTGAGAGTAATGATGTAGTTTGAACTTTGGTTGGGGAACCAATCAGAGCCTGTAGCTGCTGCCGTAATGGAAGTATGAAGCTGACCGTAAAACAAATTAGCCGCCGCGCCGGATTGTATAACCAAAGCCGAAGAAACAGTTTGTATAAAGAACGTAAAGATCGCGCCTTGGTTGTTCAAAGTATTGGGATCAACGCCCGGACCCGCAGCATCAGATGAAGCCGTTGTAACGATGGTCGGCAATGTTAATGTAATGGCACCGCTATTTACGCGGATTAATTTACCCGCATGCGCTGCAACAGTCAGTGAAGTGGTAGCGGTTACGTTGACAACAACGTTTGGGCCAGCGGAAATAAAACCGGATAAGGACTTAACAGCCCCTTGGAAAGTGCTCTGTGCCATGTGATAACTCCTTTATGCACAAGTTTGCCGTACCATCTGTGCATCGTCCCCTAGGCGGGTTGGTACGACTAAAAATCCTAGTCTTGCAGCATATATACTCGACTAAATTTATTGTGTCAATACAAAAAGAAAAGGGGGCCGAAGCCCCCTTTCCCAACTAAGCCGTAGCTTAATTTATCAGCTTGAACCTGATGAACCAAAGATCCCTAATGGGTCACTCCAGCCGAAGCTATAACGCTCGCGGCTCTTGTAACGCACGTTGCCGGTATCAAAGTCCCCGTCCATTGACTGAGCGATTGGCGAGCGCACAAAGTGCTTCAAGCCGTTCGGAACGTCGGTCATTAAGAACCAACCATTCGTGTCAGTTAGGAAGTGGTTAACTTTGTAACCTTCTGGTATTGAACCCATCGCCTTGATTGCGTTGATATCGTTATCAGAGGTGCCAACGCGTAGGTTGGTCTCTAACAAACGGGTCGCAACGAACATCAAGTTCGGAGGAACAATCAGCTTCTTTGGCTGAGCAGCAATCAACAAGCCTCGTTCATCAGACCAGCCTGCAATCTGAATAACCGCCGCTTCGAGCGAGGTTTCGTTCAGGTCAGCCTGAGTAGCGAACGTGTTGCTGTTTACACCGCCAGAGACAAGAGGATGTGAAGTGTTGCAAAGAGACACGCCATCGCCGCCGTTATAACCGGACGAAGCGAAAGCATTGTTCAGAACAGAGGCACCCTTAACTTGCTTCGTGTACGACATCGCACGAGCGAGAGCTTTTGTATAGCGCTTGCTGAGTGAGTCATACAGGTTGTCTTCAACCGCTTCTTCCGTAATGGAGAAGCCTAGAGCAATGGTCTCGTGGTTATAGCGAGCGGTGAAAGCTTCTTGCGCATTATCGTACGCAATTGCTTGACCTTCGTTTTTAACCGGAGCAGCTGAGAAGCCCGAAAGCTTCGTTTCTTCTTCAAAGGAACGCTCAG